CCTTCGCAGCGGATATCTTCAAAGGACACATCAATTAAACAAATAGCTGCGGTATTCAAGAAACCTGAAATATTTGATCTGAAGGAAGGCTCGGTAAATTTAGATATTGGGGGTGGAAGATTTGATTTAGGTACGGACTATTTACGGAACGAAAGAGGGGTTGAAAATCTTGTTTTTGACAAGTTTAATAGAAGCCCGGAACATAATGAAGAAGTGCTCAATCGTATACGAGAAATAGGGGGTACGGATTCAGCAACAGCAGCAAATATATTGAATGTCATTGAAGAACCTGAAGCAAGAAAGAGTGTTATCCAGCAATCCTATGATTACACAAAGGAAGGTGGCAAGGTTCTTTTTCAGATTTATGAGGGATCCGGTACGGGGGTAGGAAGAGAAACCACTAAGGGGTGGCAAAATAATAGAAAGACTTCTGAATACATCCCTGAAATAGAAGGAATTTTTGGAAAGGGTGGTGTTCAGAGAAAAGGGAATATAATAATTGCAATTAAAGAAAGAAGGCCGCAAAAGAAAGCCGCAGGCGGCTTTGTAGACAAGCCCTTGTATGATGACGCGCGAGTAGGAGGACTGGTCTGATGTCTGACCCCAAGATCCAGTATGAGTATGGAAGGACCCCGGAGAAGACCGCTCCCGGCATACTTGGGTTCTTCAACATGCTCAGTGGTCCGTTAGTCGATGCATTTACCCCTGAACGCCGCGAAGTCATCACGCCATCGAAGACGACGTACACCGAAGCGGACGGAATGCACTACCCGACCACCACTCCGGGTGTGTACGGCCCTGTAGAACGCGGCATTGAATACATGCCCGTGGTCCAAGGACCAAAGTCCGCGTATGAGTTCCTTGAAGAACTGATATCCAGCGGCAAAAAGCGCAGCGAGACGGCGGACGCCCTTGTAAAGGGTATCGGCACTTTGCTTGAGGATCAGAAACGCGCTGGTATAAACGCGGGTTGGAGTGGTGCCCTGCATTTTTACGACCCGGAACAGAAGCGCGTGGTGGCTTACGACCCTCTTTTGACGCCTGCGATGATGGGCGCGGCGGGTCTTTTAGCTCCTGTAAAGGGTCCCGGCGCTGTTTTGGGCATGTTTGCAGGGCGCAATGCCGCCACTGCGGATCTGGATGCGCTTAAAGTAGCCGAAAAGATGGCCGCAAAGGGCCACTCGCGCGACGAAATCCGGGATCAGACGGATTGGTTCCGGTATAACGACCGCGACGGTAATCCCATGGGAAAGTGGAGGTTTGAAGTACCGGATGAGGCCTCTGTCGCTGTTACAGATCCTGCCGCTCTAAAACTATATCTGACAGAAACGGGTCGCGTTAAGAAGGGCTCTGGACAAACGGGGTACGGTCCTGAGATAGACAAGCTTCTTGTGCACGACGAGTTGAACAAAGCCTACAGTGGCGGTCGTTCTATGCGACCGTTAGCAGAAATTATTAGAGACATTTCTAATATAAACGAGGCAACAAAAAAGCTTCAGGTGCAGTACGGAAGAGGTGATTTAACAGAACCTGTTTTTAGGGAACAGTATAACCTTCTCTTAAAACAGAAGTCCAAGTTACAGGATCTTATGCAAAAGGGCCTTCCTATAATCGAAGTTCCAGGTGGCCGCGCCAAAACCGTTCGTGAGCAATATCCACTGCTTGATCGTCCGATAGGCGACACCGTTATGGAAAGCACTTCTACAGGTGCTAGAAATCTTTACGGTTACTATAGCCCCATCCGGAACGCGATGGCCGTTCGGAGAGACATGGGAAATACCGAGCAAGAACGCATCGACGCTTTTCGTTCTACTGCATTGCACGAACTCCAACATGCAATACAGCACAGAGAGGGCTTTGAAACCGGTGGTACGCCACGAGAATTTGGCAGAGGGACAGGTGTAGACCGTCCTGTAAACCCTAAAACCGGAAAAAAATTAACTCCTTTCCAAACCTATCGGAGATTAGTGGGCGAGGCAGAAGCCCGCCTTGTTGAGAGACGACGGGACATGACCCCTAGCGAACGACGGCGTCGGGCTCCGTATGATCAGCTTGCTGAGTCTCTGTTGTATACGCGAAAAGACCTCGGCGTAGATAGGGAATAGTGATAGGTTAAATTATGGCTGACCAAGAAAAACCTGATCTAACAAAACTTTCGACGGCAGAGTACCTTCTGTTCACGTCTCGTGCTTACGAAGGCCGTGGTCGATTAAGGGCGGGTCCTGGAAAATTGGAAGGTGCCGCTGCTCTTGTCCCCAAGGATCCAAACCTCCCTGAAGTAGCTGTGCGAGCGTACCGAGAAATTGGACGGCCCGACATAGCATCCTTGTCTGTTGGTTCAGATCTTCTTCGTTACTCGCGGAAATTTGAGGACAGGGACAGAGGTGTCGGTGGCCCACGGACCACGGACACTGTTGAGGGCGGCATAGGTCCTTTTAAAGGATACTATCAGCAGTCTACGCAGCCCGGTAATCAGGACTCACGGACCACGGCCTACGGCGGTCAGATAAGCCTAGGTCCCGTAAACTTGCATGCAAACCGCAACCGCTCCAGCCAGGATGTTGTAGACCCGCGTTTCGCGCAGAATTTTCAAAACACTCGCTTCGACAATCAGACGGATAACGTAGGTCTTAATCTTCGTCTGCCCGTGGACAGTGGTGCGTTAACCGGTGGCGTTGGTCGCGAGTTTCAAACGCAATATCAACCGCAGGGAATGTTTGACGAAACACGGCCCACGGCCCAATCTCCAAATGTAACGACGTATAGTGCGGGCTACGAGGGTAAGGTAGGTCCGGGTCGTTTAGGTTTGCAGGGCAACTTGACCGACGTTCGCAACGTTGGCACGGAAAAGTCAATTCAAGGCTCGTATAACGTAGATAATCTGTTTGGTTTGGGCGGAAACCTTTCCGCGACGGGTTCTTACAAGAACCCGATTGGCGGAAAAAGCGCGACGGAAGCAATGCTTCGGTATAGATTGAAGTTCGGCGGTGGACGGTAAACAAGTCTTTCGCGATTTGTTTAATGATAGTACAGTAAGTTTGTTGGAATCACAGAAAACAGGAAAAGGCAATGCCTAATGTAATGGGACGCGAATTTCCGTACACGCCGGAAGGCATGGCGGCGGCACAGCAATACCGCCAAGCACTTGGAATGCGCGACGGCGGCATGCTGGGCTTTCGGCCTGTTGGAATGCAGGAAGGCGGCGATGCCCGTAATGCAAACACGGAAATCTATCTTCGTCTTCAGAAAGCCTTGGCGTTGTCTCCGGCGGAATTGAACGCTTTCCTCTACAAGAATATGAGTGCTCTTAAAGCCATGGCGGATGAGAATACGGCTCGCGCCGAGCAACTTGCCGATGCGATGGAGCAGTCGGGGTTTGAGGGATTCATGCGTAACCTCATTCAGGGCGCGGATCAGGTGCTACAGCAGCCTGCGATGCAGCAGGTTCTGCCACAAATGCAGGTTCTGCCACAAATGCAGGTTCCGCCACAGGGAATGAAGGACTTCCCCGGCTACGAACCGGAAACGGGTGATTTTTATCCTCCGCCACAAGAGCAGGGAGGAGAATTCGGTAAGGACCTGATGGACCGAGGTCCCTTTGTCGAGCCGACTAATCCGGCTACCGGATTACCTTGGACCGACGAAGAACGTGGCCCATTGCGTAGAATTCCCAAGGAGGACGGTTTTGGATACTATACCGGCGACAACTCCGGGATCTACGGCGAAACACTGGAGTACGTACCCTCGCGGTATCCTACGGGGCCGTTGGAGCTAGAGCCCATGGCGAACGGCGGTCTCATGTCTTTGAGGCGTAGGTAAACATGGCTAGAAACCCACTTCCTCGCAGTAACTTTGGCACGGCATCCCTTGTAGAGCGCCGCGACGAAATACCCCCGGCATCCCTGGAGGCCGGTCCCGATGCGGAGGTCCTGTTGGACGATGCCAACATTATAGAGACCCCGGACCTTAGTATCGAACTGGAGGACGACGGCGGCGTTGTAGTGGATTTCGATCCGCGCATGGAAGCGCCGGATACGGGCGACTTTTACGACAATCTAGCCGAGACCATCGAAGACCGGGTTTCGTCCATGGTTTCGTCGGAGCTTATGGAGCAGTACGAAGCCAATAAAGACGGTCGCAAGGATTGGGAAGACGCCTATCGCACTGGACTGGAGCTTCTTGGCTTCAAATATGAGGAGCGTTCGGAGCCCTTTCGAGGCGCAACCGGCGTAACACATCCGCTTCTTGCGGAAGCTGTAACCCAGTTTCAGGCGCAGGCTTTTGGAGAGCTTCTTCCCGCTGGCGGACCTGTTCGCACAGAGGTTTTGGGCGACGTTACACCAGAGGCAGATAGCCAAGCAGATCGCGTTCGCCACTTTATGAATTATCAGATTACGTGCGTGATGAAAGAGTACACGCCGGAATTTGACCAGATGCTGTTCTATTTACCGTTGTCGGGTTCTACCTTCAAAAAGGTCTACTACGACGAGTTTTTGGAACGCGCCGTCAGCAAGTTTGTGCCTGCGGAACAGTTGATTGTTCCGTACACCGCAACAGATTTGGAAACCTCCGAGAACGTCACGCACGTTATCCAGATTAGCGAGAACGAACTTCGTAAGAAACAGGTAGCTGGCTTCTATCGCGATATAGAAGTGTCTGCGTCCCAGTCTGACCCGTCCGATGTCCAAGAAGAGATGGACGATATATCCGGCATTACACCCAATCACCTGGACCAAGAAGTCACGCTTCTGGAATGCCACGTTGACCTAGATCTGGAGGGCTATGAAGACATAGGGGATGATGGAGAGCCCACCGGCATAAAGCTTCCCTATGTTGTTACGGTATCCGAGAACAACGGAAAAATTCTAAGTATCCGTAGGAACTACAGACCGGACGATCCTGCGCGTAAGAAGAACCAGTACTTCGTGCATTTCAAGTTCCTGCCCGGATTTGGGTTCTACGGCCTTGGTCTGATCCACATGATTGGTGGTCTAAGCCGTACAGCAACGGCTGCACTTCGACAGCTTATTGACGCTGGTACGCTTTCCAACCTTCCTGCGGGTTTCAAAACTCGCGGTTTACGCATACGCAATGACGATGAGCCACTGTCTCCGGGCGAGTTCCGGGATGTGGATTCTCCCGGTGGTGCTATCCGCGAATCCTTGATGCTCCTGCCCTACAAGGGTGCGGATCAGACCCTGTTCCAGTTGATGGGCTTCTGTGTCGAGGCCGGTCAGCGTTTTG